AAGAATAAGTGGCGCAAGTGTGTCAGCTGTGGTAATGCAAGCAAGGACACATGGTGTAGCTTCTGTCTGGAGGAAGAATGATTAACAGCCAGTGGAAAAAACTGATAGCACAAGAGAAAGCACACAAGGAGAGCGCAATGCGAGATCATGAGTTTAGTAACGCAGTGTTAGCAGAGCATACACCAGATAACGTCAACAACCCAGCGCACTATGGTAAGGGTAGCATTGAGTGCATTGACTACATCGAAGACTTCCTCACCACAGAGGAATACATAGGCTACCTGCGTGGTAACATAGCTAAGTACCTACACCGCTGGCGTTACAAGAACAAGCAAGAGGATCTACTCAAGTCACAGTGGTACTTGGATCGTCTGATAAAGCTAGATGGAAAGGATAAGACATGATACCTGTAGGTCAATTACGTTTGTTACTCACCAAGGCAGGGCTTGAGTATGTCATCACCCGTGTTGAGGGTAACGTAGCACACGTTAACATTCTTGTAGCGGAGGGTTCAGATGTTCACAGTTGAGTACGAGTCAGACGCAGAGGTTATCACAACCCTGGACCAACACGATCAGCATGAGGATGTTGAAGTTATCTTAGGTGACGATGGTGTTGTCTACATGCGACAGTTTGAACCAGAGATGGAATCGTATCAGATGTTAATCATGAGTAGCCAACAGTTCTTAGACATCATGGCTGCGTACAAGAGTAAAGAAGGCTCATATTATCTGGAGGTTAGACATGAGTGATGAAGGAATGTATTTTTTGGGTGGTGCTTTCGTAGTTTATCTGTTAGCACTACCCTTGTTCTACCATATGGTTGAGCCAGAAGACCCTGAGGAGGATAGCTCTGGCCCTATCAAGTTTGCAATAGCTTGGCCTTTGATAGCACTAGAAGTTATATATCGCATCGTTGTAGGAGACACAAGAAATGATGGAACTGGCACTGATTAAGACGTTACTAGATCGTAACTTCTATGACCAACACAAGGGCATCCGCTGTCCTGATAAGATATTCAGCAAGGATGTACGCAAGATCAAGCAAGCACTGGATGGTGCCATGGAAGCGTATGATGGTGACTTAACTGTCGCTGACTTAGAGGCTGTGTTCAACCGCATGAATGCTAGTATGACTACAGCTACACGTGGTGCCTATGAGGATCTGTTCAAGCGCATCGCAATCACTGAGCCTATCAAGGAAGAGATAGCACAGGACACACTGTCACAGTTATTCCAGCAGCATGTTGGTGATCGTGTAGCTAACTTGGGCTTTGACTTTGTTAATGGTACAGAGGATAGCCTTGAACCTTTGCGACTACTACTAGAGGAATACAAGAATGATTTTACTCCTAATCTGCGCGTTGACTGGGATGACAATAGCCTTGACACAATCCTTGATGCAACGCTTCTGGAATCCCGCTGGGGATTTAACATCTCTTCACTGGCTCGTAGGGTGGAAGGCGTTAGTGGTGGTCATCTTGTGTTGGTTGGTGCTCGTCCCAATACTGGTAAAACTTCTTTCCATGCCAGTCTTATAGCTGCATCAGAAGGGTTTGCCCATCAGGGTGCTAAGTGCATTGTGTTGTGTAACGAAGAGGCATACACCCGTGTAGCTGCACGGTACATTAGTGCTTCAGCTAACATGACGATGAAAGAAGTACGTGAGAACAAAGCACTAGCACACAAACGCTATGAGCCTATCCGTAAGAATGTCTTGTTCAAGGACAGTACAGGTAAGGGTATGGCATGGGTTGAGTCTGTTGTTAAACAGGAGAAGCCTGACATTGTAGTGCTTGACATGGGTGACAAGTTCGCAGATATAAGTAGTGAACGCAGTGACATCACACTCAAGACAGCTGCTATTCATGCACGTAATATTGCTAAGCAGTATGACTGTTGTGTGATCTGGATGTCACAGCTATCTGCTGAAGCAGAAGGTAAGGCTGACCTTAACCAGTCAATGATGGAGGGATCTAAGACAGGTAAGGCTGCAGAGGCAGACCTAATGGTCTTGATCGGTAAGACGCAACAGGCAGAGGGTGAGGATGAAGATCCAGTACGCTACCTCAACCTAGCCAAGAATAAGCTGAATGGGTATCAGGGTAAGATCACCTGTGTCTTGGACGGATCACGCTCTATCTACTCAGCTTGAGGTGAGACATGAGATTAGTATTAGACGTTGAGAATAGTAGCACAGTACGCAATGGCAAGAAACATATGGACCCTTTTGAGATTAGTAACCATCTAGTCCAAGTAGGTATGGTTAATGCTGACAACCACGATGAGTTACACATAGTCAACATAGACCATGATGAAGCTAAGGATAAGTCAGGCGCTGGGCGTAAGCTAGTACAGGACATTCTCGACATAACAACACTGCTCATCATGCACAACGCACAGCATGACTTGATGTGGCTGTGGGAGTCAGGCTTCAAGTATGATGGCCTTATCTATGACACCATGTTGGCAGAGTATGTGTTGGATCGGGGTCAGCGTACTGCGTTGAGCTTGGGTGCTTGTGCTGAACGTAGGAACCTAGAGGTACAGAAAGATGACACGCTCAAGAGATACTTCAAAGAGGGCTACAATACTAATGAGATTCCTCTTGATGAGCTTAGCTTTTATCTTAGGTGCGACATCCTCTCAACTAGCTGGTTGTTCCACAGCATCGAAGCAGACTATGCCAAGCCCGAATCAGAATCCCTTGCAGTCATCAGGGACACAACCTTTGCTACCTGCAAAACCCTTACCCGAATGTATATGTCAGGAATCAAAGTTGATCTTCAAGAGTTGGAGCGAGTAAGAGAACTGTTTGAGAGTGAGAGGGCTGAGCTTGAGGATCGACTACAGAAGAAGGTGCGTCAGATTATGGGAGACACACCCGTCAGTCTCACCAGTAATGAGCAGATGTCTCAGGTAATATTCTCACGCCGCATGACTAACAAGAAAGAGTGGGTTGATCTGTTCGAGTTCACATCTACTGTTGATGAGTATAAGGATGCAGTGAAAGCAAACTCTAAGCCTGTCTATCGTACCAAAGCTTTTACTTGCCCTACCTGTGAGGGACAGGGTAAGACATACAAGACAAAGAAAGATGGTACACGTTTCGCTAAGCCTAACAAGTGTAAGGACTGTGACACACGTGGGTTCCAGCTAACAGAGACACAGCAGATTGCTGGACTACGGTTTAGTGCGCCTAACAAGAGTTGGGTAAGTGCCAACGGTTTTAGCACCAGCAAGGAGAACCTTGAGGTGTTAGCTGCTACTGCAAGAAACAATAACATGAGTGAGGCTGAGGACTTTCTCAACGATCTTAAACGTCTGTCTGCTATCAGTAGCTACCTAAGTTCCTTTGTTGAGGGCATAGCTAACTTCACTAAGCATGATGGGTTCCTGCACGTAGCTCTTACCCAGCATATCACAGCGACAGGACGATTCAGTGGACGTAACCCTAACATGCAGAACATGCCACGGGGTGGTACGTTTCCTGTTAAGCGTGTGTTTGTGTCACGCTGGGAGGGTGGTAAGATCATGGAAGCCGACTTTGCACAGCTTGAGTTTAGAACGGCAGCGTTCCTAGCCCAAGATGAGAAAGCTATGGAAGAGATTGCTACAGGCTTTGATGTACACTCTTACACAGCAAAGGTTATAACGGACGCAGGACAGAAGACATCTCGCCAGGATGCTAAGGCCCATACCTTTGCACCTCTCTTTGGGGCTACAGGTTATGGTAGATCCAAGGCGGAGGCTGCATACTACAAACACTTTGTTGAGAAGTACGAGGGCATAGCTGCGTGGCACAAGAAGCTAGGTGATGAGGCAATGCGCTTTATGAAGATAACTAATGTGTCAGGCAGGCAGTATGCTTTCCCTAATGTAAGACGCAGGGACAATGGTATGCCAAGCCACTTTACCATGATAAAGAACTATCCGGTGCAAGGCTTTGCTACTGGTGATGTTGTACCTGTAGTACTTAACAGACTTCACGAATTGTTACAGCCTTTACATTCTTGCGTTGTTAATTCAGTGCATGACAGTATGGTTGTTGATGTACATCCAGATGAAGAACGCGAAGTACTTGCTATCATTGACCAACTAAACACAGGTATCAATGATCTTGTCGAACAGACATACAACGTAACGATGAATGTACCTCTACTACTAGAAGCAAAAATCGGCCCCAACTGGCTTGACACAGTGGACGTATGAGGTATAACTAGGTACTCTTTGACTCTATGAAAAGGATATAGAAATGAGCAATGAACTACAAATCGCTAATGACCGTGGACAATCTATGGCTGAGCTTATGGGTGTGTCGATGTCAGGTGGCGAAGCTACACCAAGTATCGCACGAGTAGGTATGCTACACTCACCTATCATGGGTGAGCTTGAAGTAGGTGGTAAGACTATCAAGACAGAGGTAGTACCTGTCGGTGCTTTCATCCTCACACGAGGTGATGATAAGATCTACAGCAACGGGGTAACAGTACGCATCTTTGCCCAGCGTCAACAGTGGCAGCGGTGGAATAGTGAAACAGAAGAGATGGAGAAGTCTGTCTTAGCTAACTCACTCAACGGTGACATGAAGGATAGCATTGGTGGCTTCAACCTTGGGCGTCCCTCTGGTTGGATTGATGACTTCAACGCATTGCCTGAAGCAACCAAACAGATCATCCGTAGTGTTAAGCGTGTGAATGTTTACTACGGTACATTGTCTCTAGACAACCCTATGAATGCTAAGGGTGAAGCACTTGATAGTGCTGACTACCAAGACGTACCCTTTGTTATGGATGTTAAGAACCGTGAATCACTGAAGAGCATCAATGGTGTGATGAGTGTACTCAAGCGTAAGAACATGTTGCCTATCATGTCTACGATTAAGTTTGAAGGCGTAGAAGATAGCATCCCTACAGGTGCTAAGTTTGGTAAGATCAAAGCATCCTCTGGCGAGAAGGTTGAGCTAGGTGAGGGGGACAATGAGATGTTAAAGGACTTCATCGAACTTGTTGAGTACAGCAACGGTAAGATCTTAGATCTACACCATGAGCGTATGAACAAGGACATGTCATCTGATGATGAGGCTATGGTTGATGACATTCTCAACAACGACTTCATCGAGGTGAGCTAATGAATCATCCAGCAGAATTAGCAATCTACAGTTTCCTGCAGAAAGCTCTAGCTGGTGAGGCAAGCATGACAGAGGCGGTGACCAAACAGGTTGCCGCTGATGTCGAGGCTGCGTTGAACAAACAGTTTAACTCCCCTCCACGTGGAGACTTCCGCCTACGTATGTCAAACATTGGCAAGGCACCCTGTCAGTTGTGGTTTGAGAAGAATGATCCAGAAGATCGTAGACCTTTTCCTCCACACTTCCTGATGAACATGATCCTTGGCGACATCGTTGAGGCTGTGTTTAAGGGACTGCTACGTGCAGTAGGTCAGGAGTTCAAGGACAATGATGTTGTCACACTCAAGCTACCCAACGGTCAGGAGATCAAGGGTGAGTACGACATGGAGATGGATGGTAAGATTGACGATGTTAAGTCTGCCTCTCCTTGGTCATACAAGAATAAGTTTGATAGCTTCGATGCACTCAACAAGGACGATAGCTTTGGCTACGTGGCACAGCTTGTGGGCTACGCAGAGGCCGCTGGAAAGGGTGTAGGTGGTTGGTGGGTAGTCAACAAAGGAAACGGTGAGTTCAAGTATGTAGACGCCTCTGAGGTGGACAAGGAGGAAGTCATCAAAGGCATCCAAGCCACAGTAGACTACATTGAGAATGATGAACCGTTCAAGCGTTGCTATGAGCCAGTGCCTGAGACATACTTCAAGAAGCCTAGTGGCAACTTAGTACTCAACTCTAAGTGTCATTGGTGTGACTTCAAGCACAAGTGTTGGGATCTGAAAGAGCTACCCTCTCGTGTGTACAAGGGTAAGAAAGACGCCCCACTTGTAGAGTATGTACTTGTGGGAGACGGACGTGCCACGTAAGCACAACAAAAGAACGTATCGCAGTGGCCTTGAAGTTGAGGCTGCTGCGTACCTCAAGGATAGGCAGAAGATTGTAGCCTATGAAAAGCTAAAGATAGAGTGGGAGGATCTAAAGTATCGTACATACACACCAGACTTTGAGCTAGACAACGGCATAATAATTGAGATGAAGGGGTTGTTTTCTGCTGCAGATAGACGTAAACATATAGAGATACAGCGTCAGCATCCTACACTAGATATTCGTTTTGTATTTAGTAATGCTAATTCAAGGCTTTACAAAGGAGCCAAGAGTAGGTACTGCGATTGGTGCGATCAAAAGGGTTTCCTCTGGGCTAATCGTGTGATACCAGAAGAGTG